TCCACTTGACGATTTTGAAGAGGATGAAGATTAAGCCACAGAGATATTTAGTAATATCAGATTTGCAGGTGCCCTTTCACCATGTGGCAGCTGTAAAAAATGTAATTAAATTAGCACGTAGGGAGAAGTTTGATAGTGTATTGGTGGTCGGGGATGAGATTGATTTTCAAACCATTAGTCGATGGAGTGAAAACACACCTTTGGCTTACGAACAAACTATTCATGCTGATCGTGAACTTACTAAAGAGATACTTTGGGATCTCAGCGAATACAGCAGTCAATGTATTATTCAGCGCAGTAATCATACTGATCGCCTATATAACACTTTATTAAAAGTACCTGGCCTAATCAGCTTGCCAGAGTTGCAATACCCTAAATTTATGGGGTTTGCTGAGATGGGCATGACTTACAGTAAAGAGCCATATCAGATACCAGGCACTAATTGGTTTATGGCGCATGGCGATGAGGGCAACATAAGCCAGCATGCAGGCATTACGGCGATTAACCTTAGTAAAAAATGGGGCGTTTCAACAATTATTGGGCATACGCACAGGCTTGGCATGAGTAGTATCTCAGAAGCCGTAGGAAGCCGATACAGGGCTTTACATGGCATAGAGGTAGGTAATCTTATGGATAGAAAAAAAGCCTCTTATTTGAAGCATTCTAGCGCAAATTGGCAAAATGGGGTGGTACTGTTAGACGTAGTAGGAAAGACACTAACACCCACGTTAGTGCCGATCAATAAGGATGGCTCATTTACAGCTCTAGGGCGGTATTACGGGTAACATCGTTACCTAAACGTTATACAAACTACGCCCTAAATAATCCACAAAGTCATACACAGGTGCAACACTATTGCTGTACCGCAAAGTTTGCGGACAGTTAGGGCTATATGACACTACAAGAAGCTGGCCTGTTATGGGTTGCAATTATGGTTGCAAGCATCTGGGCTTACGGTGCAATACAAAACGCAAAAGATGTTTCCTACTGGCGAGGGCGTCATGATGGATGGACAATGCACCGCCGTATGATAGAAAACAAAATCGATGCCAACGACTACTGAAAAGTTATTTAGTAATGCAACAGCGATCGTGCATGAAAGAGGCATCGTTTACGGCCACGCAATTTACAATATGGACAGGATTGCAAAGTCAGTTAGTGCATACATTGACTATCCAGTCTCAGCTCACGACATACCAATTATCAATATCCTTCAAAAGATTTCCAGGTTGGCCGAAAGTCCTGGACATGAAGACAGTATCGTGGACATCTGTGCATATATGGCAATCTACAAAATGTGCATCGAAGCAGAAAAAGATGATCAATTTGAGTGGAGAGTTGGTGAGTAATGGCATTTAACTTAGAAGATTACACAACGGTTCAAGAACGATCAAACATATTTTGGGAAAGGTGGCCAAATGGAGCGGTACGAACACGAATTGTCTCAGAGTCAGACACTAGAGTCATTGTTGTTTGTGAATTATTTAGGGACAACTCTGATGAAAAACCATTCGCAACAGGAGAAGCGAAAGAAGTCATATCGGACCGTGGCGTTAATCGTGACTTTGCGCTTGAGAATTGTGCGACTTCGGCTAGAGGGGTTGCTTTTAAGGTGGCTAATATCGGTACTGAAAAGAATGGACCTAGTCGAGAAGAAATGGCTAGAGTAAATGAAAAGCAATTCAAACCTAAGTACGGTGCACCAGGATCTAAATCAGCTGCGATGGAGATGGCGTTACATCTTGTGGACTCACAATCTAAAGATAGTAGCGATGGCTCTGTACCTGTTATGTGGTCTGTTGGTGAAAGCGTTGCTCAAATCGGTGAAGTGGTTGCTGTTGGTTTTACTTGTAGGCACGGCGATATGATCAAGAAAGAAGGCGTATCTAAATCTACAGGTAGGCCATTTGCGGGGTATGTCTGCAGCGCACCTAAAGAAGATCAGTGTGATGCTAAGTGGGCAAAACTCACAGCTGCAGGCACTTGGTATTGGCCAGATGATTCCGAGCAAGGCAAAGGAGGTGAGTAATGGGATATGTTGAAATATTTAGAGGTGGACCTTACCTGGAGCGAATTGAGAACGACCAGGTAAAGTTCATTCCATCAAGTGACGTATGTATAGCTTGTAATGATGACAGGTTAATACATAGTGGTAATTACTTAGTTTGTACTCAGTGCCATACCAGGCAATAAGGATATTACCATAATGCACCCACAGTTCAAATGTAATGGATGTAAACGTAAGACTGAGTTCCTATGGTTGGAGCAGTTGGATACGCCTGATGGATTTAAGGCTTATCAGTGTATGGACTGTGGCTGCGTTGGTGTTAAAAACATCGCCGAGGCACTAGACATACCAGATAGCAAAATAGACAGATGTACAAAGTGTGGTGGCTGGCAATTCCTAGGTACTGGTTGCCACACCTGTGCACTGATTGGAGCAAAGTGATGCCTATCTATGAATACAGCTGTAATGAGTGTGGCACGTATGGATCAGTCCATAAATCCTACGCAGATGATGTTGCGTTTATGAATTGCCCTAAATGTAATATCGCTATGACACGCGTTTATTCTGCACCTGGACTCATCTTCAAAGGTAGCGGATGGGGTGGTAAATGACCGGCGGTTATGATGAGACTTGGATCGACACCGATGATCTACGCATCATGACTTGCCGTCTGACCTGCGGTTTTGTTAGATGCTATTGACATATAGTGTACGCTCTAGATCGCATCGGCTATCAAAGCCGAAACGCGAGCCCCTGCAGGGGTCGCTCGCGAGGTGCACGCTAGTTGCCACCCTTGTATTCATTGGGATCTTATGCTTTGAAAAGACTAATTCCGTTGCAGCTGATAACACTAATCATTACAGACAATGGGCATTCATACAGCTTAATAACTTAGATGAGTTTTACTGTTTAGATTACTTATACTACAGAGAATCAAGATGGAATCCTAAAGCACGCAATGGTTCACACTATGGCATACCACAAGGTAGATCTAAATACTTACAAAGAGTTGATGGTTATAAGCAGGTAGAGTGGGGTATTAAGTACAATCTAAATAGATATGGATCTATGTGTAAAGCATTAGATCATTACAAGATTAAAGGATGGCATTGAGTAATAGAGAAATAGGCAGTGGTAAGTGGAAGAAGCTACGCATAACCATATTAGATCGTGATGGTTGGCAGTGCGCTGTGTGCCATAGGCCAGCCCATACCGTAGACCACATCATACCTAGAGTTAAGGGTGGTGATATGTGGAGTCCAGATAATTTGCAATCTATGTGTAAGAGTTGTAACAGCGCTAAAGGTGGCCGTTTTTTTAGCCACAAGGCGACCCCCCCTGTCTTTCTCAACTCATCTCTCCCTGAGACGGTCCGAACAGTGCCGGACTCACCGTTTTCTAAACCTGATACGCTTAACTTCGATGCAGAATGATGCGGAAGTTAAACAGACCTCACGAGGGGTCGGGCTAATTGGCAGTACCGAACCTAGAATCCACACGCCTTTATTAAAAGTTTTAAGTAAATCACAAGAAGTTGCAGATTTAGCCGAGAAGATACAGCTGCCGTTAATCCCTTGGCAACGCTGGGTGTTAGATGATCTATTGTCTGTAGATAATGAGCAGAATTGGCGTAAAAAGACAGCCCTAGTCCTTGTAGCTCGTCAGAATGGCAAGACACACCTAGCACGTATGTTAATCCTTAGCCATCTATTCCTTTGGGGCTCTAAGAATGTATTGGGTATGTCTTCTAATCGAAATATGGCATTAGATACATTTAGGCAAGTTGCTTACACAATAGAAGACAATCAATTCTTAAAAGACCAGGTAAGACAGATCCGCCTAGCTAATGGTCAAGAATCAATAACATTACTTAATGGCGCAAGGTATGAAATAGCGGCAGCGACCAGAGATGCACCCCGTGGTAAAACTGCAGATTTCCTATACATAGATGAGCTCAGAGAGTGGACACAAGAATCGTTTACCGCTGCACTGCCAGTCACACGTGCCCGCCCCAATGCAATGACCCTAATGACAAGTAATGCCGGTGATGGCTTTAGCACAGTGCTTAATGATTTAAGAGAACGTTGCCTATCATATCCACCTGACAATCTAGGGTTTTATGAATACAGCGCACCACAGCATTCTAAAATTAGTGATCGCAAAGCGTGGGCTATGGCTAATCCTGCATTAGGTTATTTAATAACAGAGCAGACACTAGAAGAGTCAGTAAGCACTAACAGCATAGAAGCTACAAAGACTGAGATGTTATGTATGTGGGTTGATTCTACAGTTAGCCCTTGGGTGTACGGATCTATTGAACAATGCAGTGATAGCACATTGGAGATACCTGTCGGACCAATGACTATAATGGCCTTTGATATTGCACCGACACGTCGATCGGGTGCATTAGTTATGGGTCAGGTACAAGATGGCAAAGTCGCAGTCGGACTTGCACAGCTGTGGCATAGTGAGATCGCTATTGATGAAGTTAAAATGGCAAGTGATATTAACGAGTGGGCACGTAAGTATCATCCGACCACAATTTGTTATGACAAGTACGCCACGCAGACTATTGCTACAAGACTTGAACAAAGTGGCTGGAAATTACAAGATACATCGGGTCAGGCTTTCTACCAGGCGTGCTCAGACCTTGCAGATGGCTTAGCCAATAATCGAGTAGTGCATTCTGGTCAGACAGAGCTGGTACAGCATCTAAATAATTGTGCAGCCAAGACTAACGATGCAGGTTGGCGAATAATTAGGCGTAAGTCAGCCGGTGATGTTACAGCTGCTATATCCCTGGCTATGGTTGTAAGTCAATTAACAAAACCACAACAAACCGCGCAAATCTTTGTCTAACTTGCACCATTAGTCCGATTTATGGTATAAAGTACCTATATGGGTCTATTGTCTGCTTTGGGTATAACTAATAATAATAAAACC